TGATTACGCCTGATTGCCTTTTCGCAAGAGTCCAAAACTTCAAACCACTCATGGTTCGTCCCTGGGTTCTCACTTGTTTCTTAAAAATATTTTTAATTTCTTGAGGGAATGGTAAATAAGCAAATTCTTGTTCCATTTCTTCTTCCTCAGTGTGTCCATCGCATCTAGACTGATCGGTAGGATATGGTATATAACCGTCTCTCTCGAGCCAAGTTATAATTAAACCAATTTCATCAGCAGTCATACCGTTGGTATTTATGTATTTCTGCTTATATGCTTCGTAAGCATTTTTCCAATAATGTGCTTTCCTTTGATTTTTATAACAGTAATAATACGGAGCACTTTCAGCCAAATAATTATCACTCTTGCCACTAATACATCGTGGATCTTGTTTACCGGAATAAACATTCCATTCGACTTTTGCAAAAGCTTTAGTATTTGCAGAAACCCAAGTCAAACCTGTTTGGTTGTCTTCAGATGCTAATCTTATTAATTTCTGTCTCTGTTGTGGGTATTTAGTAAGGAAAGTTTCCGTCATCTCTTCATCAGAATCAGGAACAAATTTTATTGGTGGGAGTCGCTTTTTGAAAGCATCAAAACAGAATGTCCACATCTGTTTTCGGATGATGGGAGTACTCAAAGGGTCAATAAATTGACGAGTGACCAACATCTTCATTTCGTTATGGACGCATGATGAAGCACACCAAATATCTTCCGGTGCAATAGTGTAACCAACCAAATAGGTTTTAGGTTCACATTTTGCAAAAGATAACCATTGTGGTACTTGAATCTTGCCTACTAAATTTTTGAATGCTTTCACAGGGAAAGAAGAACAATAGTCATGTAAATATATCATTGGTTCAACTATTAAGTCTTTATGAGGTCCAAAACCTTTCTTAGTTTGTATGAGCCAATCACTACAAATTACAGCACAAAAATTGACTACTAATGAAATCCAAAAAGGAGTCCAACTCTCATCATTATTTTGTTTTGCATATAATAAGTAGAGAACCATTATTATTAAGAAAATTGCAAATTTACGAATTGCAATGATTTTGTAACCCTCAAATCGTTCTCCTTGATCTTGACCAAAATTCTCGACGAGTCTCACCAAACGTTTCATACCAACTGTGGTGTCTGGTAAATCAACCTTCATACGATCGAACCAAATAGGCAATCTAATCAAAGCTTTTTGTTTTGTCTTCTCTGTTATGCCAGCAGAAGCAAAATGTAAAGTCAACATTGAATTTATTTTGTCTCTAAAATGTCTCGAATCCATTATGGATTTACCCATGATCTCATCCAGCTCTTCAGCTAAAATCGCAACTTTGCCCGGCTCAGACACCGGCTCTACTTTCTGAGCCTCCACTTTGGTTACTGGTTCAAAATTAACTTTCAATGACGCCGTCGAAGAAGGCGGGGGATGGCAATTAACTCCATCCGTTTTAACATCATTGAGTTCGGCTAACTTATCCGCAGCAGCATCAAAAATACCTTGTGTTTTCTCTTCCGCATTTCGAAGATCATCATGAACTGCTATCCATTTCATGTTCGGTACTTTAGATACTTTAGCCACCTG